GCTCCTACAGCATCAATAGCACTGCTTAAAAGGATTTCAATTGTAGATGGATCATAGGTTAATGAGGCTGCTAACCATGTTTCTGAAGTTAAAAGCCTTGCTTCGTTATTTGCGTCTAATTTTTTATCAAAATCAGTCGTCATTAAAAAGGTATCAACTCTAATGTGATATTTACTATCTACAGCTTTTTTTGCATAGCCCATACTAATTTCATTATTAGCAAGTATTAATGCAGCTTCCATATTGTCGCCTGACCTATTACGTGCAGCACCTTGATATATAAAACTTAAATACTCATAACCTTCAATAGGTTGATCATATTTACCATTTTGAAAAGTAGAGGGTTTTAAATCGTTAGGATTACCACCAGCAGAAGTAGTAATCGTAATAAAATTAGTTAAGGCAACAAGGCTCATAATCCTAGTGAAGACCTACGGCTACGAGAATTTCTTAATGAAGATATAGTACGAGATTCACCAACTGATGCACCTCTAGCAGTAGCAGTTGCAATGATTTGTCCTACAGCAGACTTAGGAACAAATTCTTCAGAATTGAAGTTCAATATAGGCCCAGAGTAATTAACAGTAGTAGATCCTCCTGCACCGCCACCTGCATAAGACGAACCAGTGCCAGGAATTACAGCTTCACCTCTAGCACCTGCTGAGTAGCGTTGCATACTTGAAGCCATCTTTGATGCAGGAATAATGTATTCGTCTTCTCCAGCTTCTCCTACAAGTCCTAGAGTTGGTCTTGTAGCTAGACCTCCCGAAGCAAATGGTTTTATTCCATTTGCCATATATCCTCCTTGTGCTCTTTTAAGAACTGGTGGAGTTGGGCCAGTAGCCACTTTAGTTCCTCCTCCAAAATTAATTCCTCCTACATAAGAAGAAATTGCAGATTGAAGCAACATGCTTCCAATACTCTTAGCAATACTTCCGAGACTTTCTCCTAGTGATTTCGTTCCAGCAATTAATCCTTCTATTGCACTTGTAAGTCCTGTAGCAATCGTATCTTTTATCTGATTCCATAGTTCTAATTGTTCTTGTAATTTGTCTCTTGCTTCGATTCTTTGAAGAATATCTGTTTCACCTAAAGTTAATTTCTCTTCTCTTAATTTATTTTGTTCTAATAAAATTTCAGCAGCTTCTTGTTCTTGTCCTGCTGCTTTACTTCCTATTTCAAAAGAACGATTAAGTAATTCAATTTGTTCTTCTAATGCTCTATTTTTATCTCCTATCGTAATTCCAGTTGTTGAATCACCTCCTAATTTTCCTGTATTTTCAAGACCTAAAATACCTGGAGCTTTGTTTCGTAGAATCTCTTTAGATAATTCATATAATTTTTGATCATAGAATTGTCTTGTTGCAGTCGAGCTACCCATAGTCATTCTGGCTGATGTCATTTTTTTCTGCCAATCAGACAACTCTGGATTATTTTGAATTTCTTTTCTTCTATATTCTAATGCTGCCCGATTTGCTTCTAACTTTGCTCCCTTGAAAGCTTCTGGATCTAATTCTTGTGCTTTGCCTGTAACTCTATGAATATCAACTGAATCAACAAATTTTTCTACTAATTTGATAACAGCTAATGCTACTGGTACTAAATCAGTCATTATTTTTAATTTTATTTTTGCTAATTGATCTCCCATCGAATCCCACGCACTATCTAAAGTCTTTAATTTCTGAACGCCATCTACTCCTATTGTTCTAGCTAACTCTTTATTAACCATTGTCATTGCTTCTGCTTCTTTTCCTACAGAAACCAATGTTTCTACTTCTTTTTGGAAGACCTCATCAACCATAATTCCCATATCAGCCAAAGCACTTAAAGCATCAGATGGCCTCTTTAAAGCATCTCCAAGTTCTCTTGCTTTTTGAGCAAAAGCATCTAACTGTTGACCTACTGCACTAAATAAGATCTGTGCTCCAAATCCTTGTGATCCCATTGCTGATTGTCCAATCGCACCAGTAAGCCCACCAGCAACAGCTCCAGGCCCACCGCCAAAGAGCATGGGGAAACCAGCTCCAAGCATTACGTTCTCACCAAAACGAGTAATACCTTTCATCCTTGCTTGTGATCTTTTTGATCGTTGTTGTTGAATTTGTTTTTCTGCTTTTCTTTCTCTATCGATTCGCCTATTAAGAGCTTTTATTTCTTCTTGTTCTTCTTGTTTTATTGCTTTTATTTTACTTACTAACTGATCGTTTATTGTTTTCTCTCTCTTTTTCCTTACAGTTTCTATTTCCGCTTCAGCTCTTTTCTCTGTTGCCAATTTCTTCGCAACTCTACTCTTATGAGCACTTACTTCTTTTTCAAACACTTTTTCAAAAGGCTCTCCAGCTTTGACTCTCATTACTCTTTCTTTCTTATTTTCTCTTCTTAATTGACGTTCAAGTTGGCCTTTACGTTGCAATATTTCAATATAATCTGCTTCGTTTAAATTCCTTTGTTTTAACTTTGTTATTTGAAGATCCAAATCTTTTTGGATCATTTCTTTTCCTGTTGGGCCTTGTTGTTCATATCGTTTCTTTTCTTGTCGTGCTTCACCTCCTAAAGCCATATCTTTAAGCAGTTGTCCTACACCAGCAGGACTTCCACCTTTTCCTTGCATCATCCATGCCATCGCACTAGCTGACTCATAAAAATTCTTTAAAGCTCTTTGTGTCCTCCATATACTTTCAGCCGCTTGCGATTCAAACTTTTTAAAACCAGTAACCGCATTAATAACCCATTGAGCACCACCTAATAAGCCAGTTAAGCCTGTCCAAGCAATTGTGATACCAGTAATCCCTTCTACTGCTCTTTGAGCTAATAAGGCCCATTGTTGAATATTGTCTTTTAACGCTTGATTTAAAAAAGGTATTTTTTGTATTATTTCTTGAATAGCTTTGCTGGTAAGAACAAGTCCAGTAGCTTGGCCTAATTTGCCAAACTTACCTGTAAGTAAACCTTTCATTCCTCCAGCAATCTTGCCCACAATTGCTGGAACAGAATCCAATAGCTTTTTCCAAACAATTAGATCAAGATTTAAGGCTGATTGAATTGTTTTAGAAACTCGTAGTTCTTGGTTGTATGCCTGTTGTGCTTTTCTAGTTCCTACAATTGATTTGATATGAGCATCACTTCCTGTTTCTAGTTGATTTTGGAGTCTTAACGATTCTTTTAATGCTTGTTCTTTACCAGCTAAACCAGTACCTACTCCTGTTATTTTATTAGCTTTTGGAAGCCTACCAAGTAAACCATCTACTTTTCTAATTTGTGCTCCTAAAGTTTTGTAATTTTCACTTCCTATTTCTACTGCATCAAAAACTCTTGTTAATTCAGATCTGTAATTACTTAAAGCATCTCTTGATTTTATAAATTCACTTGAATCCATATGACCCATCAAGCCAGGGATCATACCTGCTCCTGATTGATCTTTTCCATAGGATTTTGCTAAAGCTTGTGATTGTGCTCCTCTAGCTGAAAATAATTTTTGCTGTACCCTTTCAGCCGCAACAATCGCATCATTGAATTGTTGTGTTTCAATTTTTGCTTCTTTAATTATTGTTTGAAATTTTCCTAATTGCCTGTTTAAACCAGAAAAATTCTCAGCAAATTTTCTATTTCCTGCTGCTGCTTCTCCTAAACTTTTTTTTAAACCGTCTAAAGCCTTAACACCTCCCTTAACAGACCGACCATCAAATAAATTACTACTAACCTTATCTATCGAATTAACTAGATCTTTAATCTTATTTAGTCTTGCTTCTGTTGGTTTAAGCTTTTTCTCACCTTGAATTATCAGTTTTATAACTAACGGTTCTGCTTTTGCCACGACCCAGATTCACTAATATTCCATCAGTTTACCTACTTCTGCGGATTTTTTGCATTTCTTTCTCTTGATCTTCGTTAAGAACTTGAAAATATGCACTCCAACCCAATATTTCAGCCATAGTCATCTGACGAATTTCTGTTAAAGATTTACCTAACTCCTTCGCAATACCAAATTGAAGCATCAACAAATTATCTTTACGCAGCTCCGCACTTAGGATTTTGGGTCGATGTCATCATCCTCTGTATTAATAACCGCAAGCATCAAAATTTGAAGATCAGCATCCCTTACTTCATTTTTTAAAACATCAATTTCACCAACATTAAATAACCTGCTACCGTTCTCATCTAACGCTTTTGTCATCAAAAGCCTTAAAGCAAACTCATTTGCATCGTCAGATTTAGCTCCTTTTTGTGCTCTTTCTCTTTCTGCCATTGTTAAAGGTGATACCCACATCTCAAATACTGTTCCATCAGTTAATTCAACTTCCTTCTTTGTAGCTTCTAAATTTGCAGCTTTCTTTAAACGATCTATTGCTCTTAAAGCAGAACGTGCAGGTCTAGGACTAGTTGTCATAGTGAAAATTTATACAATAATAGTCTAACCTACTAAACAAGAAAAAACCCTACTAAAAAGTAGGGTTCTTGGAACATTCCGATTCCGTTACTATTATGAACGGCTAAAGTCGAATGTTGGAACGCCAGCAGGACGGAAATTAACTGTTACTGCTTGTGCATCATCAGGAGTAACACCTAAAGAAGCAGAAGTTAATGTTGCGTCAAAGCTGATAAAGCGACTAAGAGTGTCACTTACGGTTCCACCACTAAATACACGGTCTGTATAAAGTTTGAACGCTGCACCAACTTGCTGACGCTGAAGAACATCTTCAATCATGCGGTTAGAAAGAGAAGCATCTTCATTTGTCATGTAAGCAGTTGCACTACCTGAACCATCACCAAATCCAGCAATGTACTTTCTAAATGGAACGTACTGACCAGGATCACCACCAATTGTAGTTACATCAATTTCAGCTCTTTCAATCTCGAAAGACCACTCACTTACTTGACTAACTGATTCAAAAGCAGCATAGGCAACTTGAAATTCATTAGGAGCTGCTGCTGTTCCAACATCAGTTAGGTCTACAGCAGAACCTCCGTTAGTAGCTGAAACAGTCATTGCTCCAGAAGCTGCTACATAAGTTTTAATGTAATAAGTTGTTCCAGCAGTTAATCCAGCAGGTAGGGTTCCTGTTCCTGATCCACCTGTAGAAGAATCAATCACACTAAACTTAACTGGATCTCCAACCTTAAGATTCAAGTAAGTTTCAACAACCATTGTCTCAGTACCAATGGTTACATCACCAGTACCGAAAGTTCCTGTTGTTCCTGCGGGTTTGTAGTAGAGAGCACCTGATGTGCCAGATAAACATGTAACGGCCATGAGGCTGCTGTAGAAATTTACCTATAGATTAGCTCAAAACTGTGGCAACGTAAGAAGTTTCTATTCTTCCCATAAATAATGGTGCATCTTCAGTACTAGAAAAACTTGGCCCTTCAATAGATCCAACTTTAAAATATGTACCAGTAGTCCCTTTGGTACTGTCATTTAACGTTTCTAATACATCAACAGCAGTTGTAATTAAAGTTTGATTTCTTGCTGGCCCTTCACCTTTTTTGCTGAAACAACGAATTACAATTGCTCCCCTAGCGTTATCAACACTAGATGTCAAAGTTGGATCGTTTGTTAAGCCAAAAGTAACATTTACTCTTACATATTCAGTCGTGCTATTGGCTGGTGCAGCAGTAATATTGTCAAAAAAGACAGGAACCGCAGGGCTTAGCGCTCCAAAAGCAGTTAATAATGGGTTCTCGACTTGTGCTCTAATTTTTTGATAATTCATTTATTTGATAATTCCTTCGTCTTTTTGAGTTGGCCTAACTCTAGCAAGCCTAATTCCACGCTCTAACGCTTGAGTGTATTTCCCTCCTGAAATAAAATTTTTATACCAATCTAAAGGTGCTGTTGAACGATTATTTCCACTTCCTCCTTCAATATCACCTCTTAAACCAGAAACTCTTGTTCCTCTTTGTAAGTATCCACTTTTATTTTTAACAGGAGTAGGATTAGTAATAAAACTACCTTGTTTATTTTTTATTTGAAAAATTCCTGGCTCTTTGTCCATTGCTATTGCAGCGTATGTAGTGGTATTTCTTATTTCAATACGTTTTGCTCGATTTAGTTCTTTTAAAGTAATAGATAATTTAGGTACATTCCATAAAGAATAAGGATAAGACCCTACCTTTCCTCCTTTTGTCTTTGATCCTTTTCCTTCAGCAACCCAACTATCTCTGAATCTCCCAGACCATACTGGCCCTTCTTCTGCTAATCCGTTCATTACTTCTTTAGTGGCTTCTCTTGCAACTCTGTTTATTTGAAGACGAGCTTCATCTCCTATCTTTTTTTTTATATTTTTGACAAAATTTTTATTTTTTGAAACTGCCATTACTGTGGCCTCACGATCAATGTATGAAATATAGGCTTATCTCCTCTCGCTGTTTGAATATTAATAATCTTCCCTTCCCTAGTAGCTCCTGCCTGTGGATATTGAAGACGATCTGCTTCAGTCGGGTAATAATCTCCTAATTCATTTGCTCCAATAACAACTTTTAAATCAGTCGTCTGATATAAACCTTCATCTTCACTTGAACTAATATTTAGAATTACTCCTTTGACACTTACATTTGTATCCGATCCAGTAACACCACCTGTTGTTGGGTTATATGTTTTAGGACTTACGCTTTTAACAAAAGTTAATGTTTGACCCCAAGTACTAAGAACACTTGCTGGTACGTTTCCAAATACATCATCGATTTTTGCCATGATTAACCTCTAGTTACCCGAACTTGATAGCCGCCAGCTCCACCAAGACAATAAGCACCAAGATAGGACTGAAGCCAAGGATAAACGTCAAAAACATTGTTCACGTTGCCAGTAGCAAGACTAGCTTCGTTGTATTTAACCTTTAGTTCACCAAGTTCTACTTCTTTTGCAACGCCTTCTGTGCCACTATTTCCTGTCATTGCATCCGTATCATTAGCTAACGCTCTTGCTAATTCATATTGTGCATACTTGATTTTTGCAGGAATTAAAGTACAAGCAAGCTCAACATCATCAACTTCAAAGTTATTTCTAGGCCATTTTAATGCTTGGCCTTGATCACATCGATCACCATAAAAATTTAAGCTATCGATCCAACGACAAGCAGAGATTAATGCACGATTCTTT